CAACCGAGCATCAGCCCATTGCTATTTTCTGCTATTCTGGAAGGCCGAAGCCATGGGCTGATGCTCGGTTGTGGAGCGGTCAGCCTCTATTGCTACGGACTGTGATTTAGAAAATGCAAGCGGAAAATGGGTTAGGCCGCCAGCCTACGCCGCATGTTCACGCGGGCAAGCATGGAGATCATGGCCGCGCTCATCCCGCGCCCAATGTGCAGGGTGGCACGGCGCCTCGTCACCGTCTCCCGGCAGAATCCAAGATGCGCGGCAATCTCGCAGTCGCTGTATCCGGCTCCTGCCATGCGCTTGAGGGTAGCCGTATCGTCTGGTGTCCAGGGTCTGCCGTTCATTGGCGGGCCTCCGTCGTGCGTGTTAAGCGCCGAATGGTGATCGTCTCGCCGGGTGTTGGCTTGTAGTCGCGCCACGCCTTTACGATCCAGAACTCCGCGCATGCCTCGGCATAGGCTTCGGCGTACATGGATTCTCGAACCATTCGCAGGATGAAATCTGAACCGTTCATGTGCGCCTCCCATAGCTCCAGTTGCCATCCACGCGAATCTCGGGCTGCGGCACGTCCACAACTTCCCCGGTTTCGTCCAGCACCACGACCCAGATGCGGTGCCCGTCAATTCCGCAGCGTTCCCAGGCGTAAGCCCAGCCGCGATGGCTCTTAGCCTTCACGCCTTCGGGCAACGCCTTGGCCGTGATTTCGACCGGGATAGGTGGCTCAAGCCGGTGCATTGATGCGCTCTCCGATTCTGTGGACGCGGCCACGGTGGATTTCGCCTCGGTAATAGAAAAACTCCCATCGCCATTCGCCCGGATACTCACGCATGGGTGCCCATCTGGCAGGTTGCCATTCCTCGCCGCTTAGGCGTTTGACCCAGTACCAGCCGGGAGGTCTGGCGCTCATCGGGATGTCCTGACCTTTGCCTTGTCGGGGTTTGGGGGTGGCTCGCCTTCGGCTCGCATGGCACCGGTTCCCTTGCATGAGACGGCGGTATTGGCGGGGAACGCCCGATCAACAGCAGCGGCCCACTCGCCGTAGCTGACCGTGCCCGGTTTCCCGGCAAGCGCCTCAATCAGCGGCCGGTAAGCCGTCCGAATGTCAGCGCGGTCACGATCTGTTACCACGACACACTCCACGCCCAGCGGATGGCCTTCAGCACCGGAAGCTTCCGAAGGTGCGGCTCGGTTCCCCAGTCCGTTCTGGCTGTGCGGAAGTTGCGCCAGAGGTAGAGCCAGCGCCGGCAGCTTCCGTTCGGCCGCGCTTTCAGCCATGCGATGAAGCCGGGTCGTCGCTCCCCGACCGTCATCACGAAGAAGCCGGAGCCGTCAGACAAGCGCGTCACGCCGTCGATCACTGAGACTACCTCTTTGCCGTTGTTGCTCATTGGTCGCTCCTTCAGTTGCAGCACGAGATGGGTGCGAGCCCATCGAGGCGAGCCTGCATATCCGCTGCTCTTGCACGTAGGGCGGCGGCGGTGAGGGCACGAGCCATGGTTCGGCCTTCCAGCGTCACCACCTTGTTGGTCGGATAGCTCCGGCCGAGTTGCACCTGTGCGTGCTTGCGGTTTTCAGAGCACCCGACGGAGATAGACCACCCCTCCGGCACGAGCGTCACGGCGCTGTCCAGGCTGCGCGTGTAGCGTGGTGTTCCGCCATCGTGGCAAAAGCCAAGCGCGTCGCTAATTGCCACCTCAAGCTGCCAACTCGGCTCCTCCCTCTCAACTCGATCTGCAAGGGCGGTAAGGGCTTCAGGGGTGGTCATGGCTTCACCGCAAGAACGTGTTCGAGCGCCTTCTTGAGACGCAGGCGCCCATCCATCCGTTTGTCGCAAATCTCCTTGAGTTCCGGCCACGAGGGCGTGAACTTCGCGTCGGCGCCGCCCTCGACCCAGTATTCGCAGGCGAAGCGGACAACATCGATCGGATAGCCGGCGAGATCCTGCACCATCGTCTCGGCCAGCAAGCGGGCCTCGCCGTCGCCATGCGCGCGGCTCTTGGTGCGGACCATCAGCTTGGCGACCTCGTGCGCTACTTCGGCCTTCTTGCCCCCTCGGCAAAGCTCCGTGATCGTCCGCAGGTCGCCCAGCAGGTCGCTGCGGTGCCACCCCGGCTTGATGCCGAACGGCCCCAACTTGGTGCCGCTGAATTGCCCGTCGGCGCCCCACGCGCTGCTAGTCGTCGGGGCGACGTGCGATATCAGCGAGCTGCTGATAGAACGCATCGTTTCCTCGGGTAGGCTGAAAGGCCCGAGCTGCTCCTTTACCCACCGGCCGAGCGGTCTCGCGACGGCACCAGACTCGCCAAGTGCGAGCCCAGTCGGTTCGCTTTGTGGCCGCGCCCTTCCCTGTCCAGTAGTCGATAAATGCCTCTGCGGTTGCGTCCGCATCGAGTCCGAGATCGGCGGCAAACTGTCGGCAATCCTGCGAGGGCTGCCAGTCGGCTGGTAGTCGGTGGGGTTTTGCATCTGCGTCGCCCTTAGGGTTAGATTGACGGTTCTTTGATGGTTCATTGACGGTTCGGGTCCCACCTTGGGAGGGGTCCCCTACCAATTTGGGAGGGGTGTGGTCCCACCGTGGGAGGGGTGGCGTCTCCGTTGGTAGGGGTGCCGTTTTGGCAGGGGTGCCAATTTGGGAGGGGTCAAAGTCCGCATTAAGCCGGTACATGTCGCTTTGACCCGGCCGCGCTTCCCGGCTGATTATCCCCATCGCCTCCACCCGCTGTAGCGCACGGCGCGCGGTGTTCTCGCTGCAGCCGACGAACAAGGCGATGCGAGCCAGCGACGGCCAGCACTTCCAATCCTCGTCGGCATGGTCTGCCAGCGCGTGCAGGACGCCTTTGGCGGCCATGTCCTGAAGCGGCAAGGCAAAGGACCAGGAAAGGGCACGGACGCTCATACTCTGGCCTCGTGTACGGCTTCCAAGGTCTTGTAGAGCGCCTGCTCCCGGCTCACGCCGCGATTGACCAGCATGGCAACGATCTTCCGCTTGCCCCTGCCCTTCGGGCGGCCGATCTTCTTCGGGGGCCAGCCCTCGCGCACCGCGAGCTTGCGCACCACGTCGCGCGTCGTCTGGTGCCGGATTGCAACCTGCCACGTCTGAAGGTTCGGATTGACGTAGTCCTTCCGCATCTGTTGGAGCCGCTTGAAGGTCCACTTAGGACGCGGGCGGATATAGTCGCGCCATTCCAGGGGGAGCATGTCGATGGCGCGCTTCTCTGGCGCTCCTACGATCTTGCAGCACGTCACCAGCGGCACGCCCGCAAGGCGTAGTCCGATGATGCCTGCAATCTGTCCGTTCGTGATTCTCATGGACTATTCTCTGCGACAAAGCTGCGTGGACTGTCATCCATCGACAGGGGCGAACAAGGATGACGCTTGATGCGTGCGCCGTAGTTCTTGAGGCGTTCGCTCACATCCACGCCCAAAGCACAAAGCCAGCGAGCGGAGACACGCCAACCACAATGGCGATGATGGGAAGCCACAACGGCGGGCGATCCTGCGGAACCGGGGCGATGGAGGACGGCATAAGCGGCGGCATGTTGCGGAACCAGGAATCGCTCATGTGGGCTCTCCTATCGGGCTGACGGTCACGATGGCGAATTGATGCTCGGCACGACGGCTGACGCGCAGCTCGTCCATGTGCTTGTCGTCATCAATCCGAGTGCTGGTGACGAGCGCGTCTAGGATGCCCTTCACGCGGTTGTCCATGTCGCCCTGCATCTTGCTCGGCAGGTTGATTGCCACCATGAACTTACCGCCGACGCGGCTCTGGCTGGGAACCACGCTTTTGATCGTTGCGCAGGCGTAGGCGCACCAGTTGCGGTATTCCTTGGACTTGAAGCGCCCTTTGCCCGCCTTGCTGTTCACGAAGGCATTGTTAAGGCTTGGCGGCGGGAGAATCTGGACCGTAAAGCCGCTCATGCCTTCACCCTCCAGACGCGCAAACAGGCAAGGCGAGCCGCCTCTAGCGCAGCCTTTGCCTTGTGAGAGCGCGTGCGGTCATACCGGCGCTGGGCCATATCGGCGGCAAGCTCTGCGGCTATCAGGCGGGCGGCTGGGCAGCGGCGGCTGGTCATACGCTCGCCCTCCGCAGGAATGCAGGCTGGTCCGGCATGTCGTCTGAATGGGTGCCAGTTCCTTCCCCGCCCTGGGGAACTGGCTTTTGCGGAGAGGTTGCAGCCTCTGCCGCGTCCGGGGGACAAGGCGACATGATACCTTGCGGGGCCGAATCTTTCGTCTCCGGGTCGCTTGTCCCATTTTCTTCGCGTGGGACAAGGCGATGCAATTTGCTTTTGCTGATGCCGTACTGCGCGGCAACCGAGCGATAAGTGCCCATGCCAAGCGCTGCGCGGTAGACTTCCAGCAAGGTTTCCTGCTCGTCGCGGTCGGCCGCGTCCTGCGACCGTTCCTTGACAATCTGGCGCATGGTCTTAACGTCATACCCGGCGCTTTTGGCTTCGGAATAAACGTCCTTCACGTCGCCGCCGATGGCTTTGCGCTCTTCCTCTAGACGCTCAACGCGCTCGACCAAGGACTTGAGGCGCTCCGCATTCACCGGGCCTGCCTGCACCTTGCTGTTGTGGCCGGGCTTGCTCATCACCGCCCCCTACCGCCAATCAGCCGATACGCGCGCCGCCGGTCCGCTTGGAGCTTCGCGACGCGCTCCCGAATCCGGCGCTCTTCCCGCTCGCACTTGGCGAGTAGGCGCATTCCCAGCGTCTGCGTCGAGCGCCCGCAGGTTTTCCGCAATGCGTTGATCGAGCGCGTAAAACCGTTCTTCAATCCGGATATATTCATCGGCGGTCAGGCTCACTTTTTCATTGTTAGAAAGGATTGCCCTTACGCGGCGGGCGTTCATGTCGAGCCGCCGTGCAAGGCGGTTTCGCCAATGGTCTTTGGTGTCGGACCACGAGCGCGGGCCGCCTATCGCAATCAGCATCGGGCGGACACGTTCAAGCGCGGCAGACATTGCCGAGTTCCTGGCAGGCTTTGACGACTTCACGGTCATGGCTTGCTCCATGTTCAAGGACATGAGCCAAGCCACCACCTGGAAGACTTTGGGCACCGTCACGCAGCAAATCGCCGCCAAGCTGATCGCGCTGCGTGATGGGCGGAATAAAAGAGCGGTCGCGCCGGAGATACTCGACAGCGCGACCGCAGTTGCCCCCGGCAAGGGAGGAACGCGGCACCCCAAGGGCCGCACCGGGGATACGAATAAGGGTGGCACCGTGCAGCCCAATCTTCTGCACGGTGCCAACTGGCGACTTCGGAGAGCTAATGCCGCCAGCGAGGGAAAGTGATGCGCTCACGGGAAAATCCGCTCGTGAGCGTCCAGGATCTGCTGCGCCGTCTGGCCGCTCCATGACACCGGCCAGCCCTGCTGATCGGCAATCTCGCGGACGTTCGCCTCGGTGTCGCCCAGCCGCGCGGCCACGACGCCGGGATGGATACCGTCCGCAAGGTCGGCCTGCGCCCGTGCCCAGCCGTAATCCCGCGTGGTGGCCCGCCCGCTCATGCTGCGGTCCTGTACTGCGGCCAGCGGGCGTAGACGGCCTGCAAGGCGACGCCATATTTCTCGGTGTATGCGGCCGAGCGCGCGAGCAGATTGCGGCCACGTCGGCGCGCGTTCTTGGCGTTCTCAAATGTCACGCCCAGCGCTTGGCCGATCATCTCCGACGACACCATGCAAAGGTCAGTCAGCACGAGCGCTACGACATACCGGCCGTAGGTGTATCGAACGCTGCTGCGTTGCCGAGCCAGATCGTCAGGCGACAGGCCCAGAGCGGCACCCGCTACAGCGGCCATTTCCTTCAAGTGCGCCGCGCCGTCCTGCGTGGCTTGGATGCGGTAGAACGGCGATGCCATGATCGCCCTCTCCTGCTCCGGCGTCGCGAACGTGCCCAGCACTCGGGCGCGGGCAACCGCCCTGGAAGCCGCCTGCTGCCGGTAGTTGACCGCGTCGCGTCGCGTTGCAAGCACAACCGGCGGCAGGGTTTCGCGCTTGGGCACGATGGGCTTGGGGAGCCGCGCCAAAGCAGCCGGGCTCGCCTTCTTCGACAGCAGCGACCGCACCCGCGCCTTCTCGGCTTGCAGGAACTCAAAGTGAGTGATGCCCTCGCGGCTGTCTGTGGCGTCGGTCCAGTCGCTCATGCCCGCACCTTGGCGGTGCCGGTGAGGCGGACGATGGTCCCGTCTATGTCCTTGGCATCAAGGCGCGCGTTCTCTTCGACCAGCCAGATCTCTACGGCCTCGCCGTCGCTGTCAAAGACGGCAAACGCTTCAACCTCCACTTCTTTGAAGCGCGGCAGGGTGGCGAGGTGAGCGCGGGCGGCGGCAAGCAACTCGTAGAACTGAGGTGCTGCCGGTCGGCAATCGTTGTCGTAATAGGCCACGGCGGCGGCCAGCTTATCGGGGTCAATCTCGCTCATCGCGTCACCACTTTGACTAGAGCCCAGATCAGAGCGATGAACGCAGCCAGCACGGCGATTTCGGCTATGGCGTTCATGACGCCCTCCGCGCGGTGGCCTTGAAAATGTCGGGGCGAAGCTGGCGCATCGTCACCTCACCTGCGGTCAACACCTCGATCACTGCTGCATGCTCGGCAGGGATTTTGTTGTCGTCCCAGTGGTATGTGGCGGTGCGGCCTACGCCGAGCTTACTGGCCAGCTTTTCGCGGCCCCCGGCGAGGCGGATTGCGGTTTTGAGTGCGGTTGCTGGTGTCATGATGGCTGACAATGTGAGCCATGCTTACACGTCTGTCAAGCGCCACGCTAACCACGACAAGAAACCTGGGATAAAGTATTGACGCGCATGGAGGCATTAGCCCGCCTGATCCGCAGAGCCCGTAAGGACAAGGGCCTTACGCTGGCAGAACTTGCCCACAGGCTTGGCGTGAGCCGCTCGGCCGTTAACCAATGGGAACTTGGCACCAGCACGCCCGACGCCAAGCGGATCAGCGACATATGCGCGGCCCTCGACCTCGATCCGCGCGACATACACAAAAATGTCAATGCGCTGGGTCAAACCCACATTGACGCACCCGTCACTCGTAGTGCAGCTTTTCCGCAGGGGAGAATATCGGGCGGCGTTCGGCAAATGCCGGGGACCTTCGGTTGGGGCGGCGCAATTCTCCCGGTGTACGGTTCAAGTGACGCGGGAGCAGGCGTAATGGCGCTGACAGAAGAACCGATTGGGCCACCGGAGCCGCGCCCGACGTTCGCTGGAGAAACGACCGGCGCAGTCGGCGTGATCGTAGAACATGACGTGATGGCCCCGGCCTACCGGCGCGGCGACCGGCTCCTACTCCTGCCCTTCAAGCCCGCCAATCCAGGCGACGACGTGGTGCTGTTTTCCGGCAAGCCCGGCGAGGCCCGCCGCGTCCGCTCGGTCGTCCGCCAGCTCGTCCAGCGCACGGATACGCACTGGATCTGTGCCCAGCACAACCCCGCCAAGCGGGAGAAATTCGCCATTTCCGACTTCCCGCTTTGCTATCGGGTCGAGTCCGTTCGCAGGCGATAAACCCTAGAACTGCTTGGATATTTTGCGGCCTTTACTGGCACGCCGCGCTGCCCTGTAGATAAAAATGTAAGCCGACCTGTCAATCGTGTTGACAGTATCGGTCAGCACGGCTTACATTTCCCTCACCAACAAGGAGAGGGAAATGACCAACCAAGCCGAAACCATTGCCAACCTGCTCAACGCTCTCCGCCGCATCGCGGCAGCCGACCCGAACAACGCGATGTTTGCAACGCTGGTCATCGCTGAAGCGCGCGAGGCCGTTGAGGCGGCCGACGACGACGCCCGCGCCAACGCTTAACCAAGGAGAGGGAAATGACCGCAGCCACCAAACACAAAATGGTCGCCTACGCGCCGTTCGGGCTCGAGCCTGACGCGATTGAGGTGTTGCTCACGTTCACCTTCCTGCCGGGATCGCGCGCCACGCGCATCGACCCCGCCGATCCTGCCGAGGTCGAGTTCATCTCGGCCACCGCCACGCTGCACACCCTCGACACGGGCATGCAGGCGATGCTGGACGACTGGGCGCGCGAGTATCTGGGCGACGCGGGTTACAGCGACGCCTGCGCCGCCGCTGAAGATGACAACACCAGCGCCCGCGAGGATGCCGCCGACTACCGGCGCCGTGCCGCTCGAGATGACGCTCTGACAGGAGGCATCAAGTGACCGACAAAGACGCCATCATCCAGGCGCTGCGACCGTTCGTGGAAGCCTACGCCCGCGCCGCAGATCCCATCCCCGACAGCGAGCTGGACAATGAGCAGCCCAGGCACGTCACCGTGACCTTGGGCGACTGCCGCAGAGCTGCGAATCTGCTGGGCATCTATCCGAAAGCGAAGGTGTAATCATGCACGCATGGCTTTCCCCCGCGATCCTGAACAGCGCACCACGCCACGCAACGCGGCTGCAGTTGGCGAGCGCTTCTAGCCGGTCGCAGAACCTCGCCATCGCCACCGCTGCCGAGCATTGCGCCGAGGCGTTTGCCGCTGCTGACGATCTGCTCCGCGCGCTTCGTCGGTTCCAGGCGCTCCGCACGGATCGCCCGCAGGAAATGCGCGACTTTCTGGCCGACACATCAGGCCACGCGCTTGACCAGCTCTCCAACGTCGAAGCCGCGATTGATAGCGACCTTGATGAGCAAGGTGCCTCACCTGTCGAGCCGCTCGACCTGTCGGAACTGCGTGCGTTTTGGGAGTCCGTAAAATGAGCAACCGGATAAACGGCGCATCCCTCTGGTGGATTCGCCCCATCATCAACGGCGTGATCCGCGAGGATTTGGGCGAGCCATACGCAGGCTCTATCGTCACCGCGATGAAGCGCGCCAATGCGCTGCACGTAAAGACCGGACAGCAGCACACGGCAACGGAGGTGAAGTCATGACCGCCCGCCCTATGACCGAGGGGGAGCGCGAAAATCCTCTGCCATGCCCGTTTTGCGGGAGTAGTGCCGTCCGCCTTTCTTCGACGCTGAAGTCGCACGAATACGCGACAGGCCAATGGAGAACAAACAAAAAGGCGTCGCTCAGGTGCAGCGAGTGCCGGTGTCAGTTCCCTTGGTTCAAGAGCGATGAAGAAGCCATCGCCGCTTGGAATTGCCGACGCACCTCCAACTAACACAACAGGAGACATACAGATGCCTGACACGATGATGCAACCCGAGAGCATGGCGGCTCGCCCGTCCATTGCAGACCTAGCGGCGGCGCTTTGCAAAGCGCAGGCCCAGATGGAAGGCGCCAAGAAGGACGCCAATAACCCGCACTTCAAGTCGAAGTACGCCGACCTTGCGTCCGTGTGGGATGCCATTCGCGCGCCCCTGACAAGCAATGGCCTGTCAGTCGTGCAGCTTCTCCGCTCCATCCAGGGCGGCGTCGAGGTTGAGACGATCCTGATGCACGCCAGCGGACAGCAGATCAGCGACGTGTTCGCCGTGCCCGCTACCAAGAACGACGCGCAGGGCTACGGCTCTGCGGCCACCTACGCGCGCCGGTACGCTCTGATGGCGATGGTGGGCGTGGCGCCCGAGGATGACGACGGCAACGCCGCCGTTGGGTCTGCGGGATCGGCTGGTGGCGGCACGCAGTTTCGCCCGGAGCGGCGCGGCGGCTCGGATTGGGTCGAGGAAGCGCGGCGAGACGGCAACCTCGATGAGACGCGCCCGAAGGGCAAGCTCCCCGCCGCCAAGGGGCAGGCCGCGCCGGTCAATACCCCTGCGGCGGCTGGAAGCGCCATCAAGCGCATTGAATGGGTCAAGGCGTCTGTCGCCTTCCTGAAGGACGAAAGCACAGACGCGCAGATCGCCCGCGAATGGTGGGTGGAGAACAAGGCCCGCACCGACGTTATCGAGACGGCGCTCCCGAGCGAGTACGAGCGCCTGCTCGATGCCTACAACGAAGCTCTTGAACGGAAGGTAGACGCCTGATGGACCGCCACCACAACGCCCCGCCGCTGGCCGAGCGGCTGGAGATCGACCACGCCAACCTCGCAGCCAAAGCAGTTGAGTGCGCCGGGCTCGTGCCGGAAACCCTCGCGCCCGTCACAACGGACGATGACGCGGGAGCCTATGCTGAGACGGCTAAGACGCTGAAGGGCTGCCTCACCGCTATCGAGACGGCGCGCAAGAAGGAGAAGGACCAGATACTGAAGGATGGCCGCGCGATTGATGGGCACTTCGCCACGATGTCGGAGCCGGTCAAGGCGGCGGCGGATCGTGTCGTCGCCGCCATCAACGCTTTCCAGACGAAGAAACTGGAGGAGCAGCGCCGCCTCAAGCGCGAGGCCGACGAGCGCGCCCGCAAGGAAGCGGAGGCGTTCGACGAGCCCCCGCCTCCGGTAGCCGCGCCCGTGATCGCCAAGGAGGCCGCCCGCGTGGTGGGCTTCAGCGGGACCAAGGCCGCCGCGTCCGTGAAGTGGATTCACGAGGTCACGGACGCCGCCCAGGTGCCGCGTGAGTTCCTGATGGTCAACGAGGCGGCGATCAAGGCGGCCATTGCCGGAGGCCGTCGCGACATCCCCGGCGTGCGCATCTTTGAACAGGTCAGGACGGCGATCCGCTGATGCCCACACGCTTCCTTGAAACCGACGCGGACCGCCGGACGCTGATCCGCTTTCTGGAAGCGCAGCCGCTGCCATTGACCGTGACAGTCGGCAAGGGCGGCAAGCGGACACTGAAACAAAACAAGCTGCAGCGGCTTTGGATGAACGAGATCGCCATGCAGCTTGGCGACCACACGCCCGAGGAAGTGCGCGGCTATTGCAAGCTCACGCTCGGCGTCCCGATCCTGCGCGCTGAGAACGAGGACTTCCGGATGAAGTACGACGCCGACGTTAGGCCGCTCCCATACGAATTGAAGCTGAAGCTGATGATGGAACCGTTCGACTTTGCCGTCACGCGGTTGATGACCACACGGCAGGCGACGGCCTATCTGGACGGCATCCACCGGCACTTCAGCGAGAAGGGCATTGCGTTGACCGATCCGGGCGACCTGCTTGCTTGCGCTCAAAGGCAGGCCGCATGACCGACATCGGCACCACGCCCCGCAAGCCCATGTCCCAGATGAGACGCCTCCGGATATGGGAAGCGCACAAGGGCGTCTGCATCCTGTGCAATCGGAAGATCGACGGGGTGCGTGATGAATGGATTGTCGAGCATGTCCGCGCCCTGGTGCTGGGCGGTGCCGACTCGGACGAGAACTGCGCGCCCGCCCACGAGTCCTGTAGGCGGGTCAAAGACAAGGTGGACGTGGCATCCGGCGCGAAGGCAAAGCGCATGAAGGCCAAGCACCTGCGAATCAAGAAGCCCTCCGCATGGCGCAAGCCGCCACCAGGATACAACGCATGGACACGACGAATAGAGCGATAGAGCGGCCCATAGGCCACTGGAAGAACCGCAAGGAATACGACGCTTGGTGGATGCGGAACAGCATGGCGCACAACCGGCTTGCCGTCACAGATAAAGCGGAATGGGAACGGATCACGCAGGCTATCGAGAAGTTTCAGAGGGAGAATCCACGATGACATCCATCGGCCGCATCATAGATGCGCTTTTCCGCGACCCCGACAGAACAGTCGCGGCTGCGCGTGTTGATCTCGCCTACACCGAGAACGAGACGATGATTGAAGTCGGGCCTCATCTTGGATTCGCCAATGGATCAATGGTCGTGGTGATGAGGCAAGGGTCTGGGGAAAATCTGCACCATTACGAACTTGAGTTCAGCCTGACCGACGTGCGCGAGGCGCGAGCCCTTTCGGCGGCGCTCATGGCGTGGGCCGATTGGGCCGAGAGCGTAAACGCGACGAAGGAGACGGAGGGATGAGCGACCAAGACAAGATCATAGAGGTGATGGCGAGTGGCATATGCGGCCCCGGCACCCCCTGCGAGGCGTGTCGCAATAGTGCTGAACGCGCCCTCTCCACCCTCCACGCCAAAGGGCTGGCGGTAGTACCGGTGGAGGATATGCGGCACATGCGGGAGGTGTTGGATGATCTGCTTGCAGACATGCCGGACCCGCTTTGCGAGCATCTACACCACCCATTCAAGGACCGGCACACATACGACGAGGATTGCCCGGTTGTGGAGCGGCTTCTTGTGGCTATAGCCAAAGCCAAAGCCATGCTCGCCGCATCCAACTCCCCCAAGGAGGAAAGCGATGAGTGACGACCAGACGCTACGCATCGCCGCCCGCGCGGTGCAGCTCTACGCCGAGACGCACCCCAGGCCGACGCAGGTCACGCAAGCGCAGGTAGCCGAGATTCTTGGCGTCAGCACCAGGACCGTGCGAAACTACATCACCGCCGGGAAGTTGCGGCTCAATGGCTGCGGGCGCGTGCCAATCGAGGCCGTGGATGCGCTGCGCTCTCCCCAATAATTACGCACGACACGGGCTAAGGCCAATGTTCACGCGCTTTTCGAGTCCGGCCGGGGGCACCAAAGGTGTTTCCGCTTTCTGCACTCAATGGGCGACGGATACCGGAAAGAAAAGGCCCGCAAGCGATTCTCGAGTGGCCGCACATTCCGCTTCCTGCCGCGAAAACTGGACAATCCTGCCGCGAACTCCCCACTATCTCCCCACGCCACTACGCAGGGGAGCGCGCATGGCATCGGTGGGACGGCACGGGCGCGGATACCGGGCTCAGGTCTATGTGAACGGGCGACGCGCCTCCAAGGTGTTTCGGACCCAGCGCGAGGCGAACGCATGGGCGGTTGCCAAGGAACAGGAACTCGAGACGGCCCCGGCGGGCCAGCACACCCTCGGCAAGATGCTCGAGCATTACATTGAGACGGTCATGCCCAGCAAACGGGGCGAGGCGTTTGAGGCTCGGCAAGCTCGAGCATTCCTGCGGGACTTCCCTGATCTGGCGGCGAAGAAGCTGGCCGATCTGGATACTCCGGATTTTGCCGCTTGGCGTGACGAGAGGCTGAAGACCGTAAGCGACGCCACGGTGCTGCGGAACCTGAATTGGCTGCGGCACGCCTTCCGGATCGCTCGAGAGGAATGGCGCTGGATGGAGCGCAACCCGCTCAAGGGACTGCGCATCCCCAAGAACCCGGCTCCGCGCACGCGCCGCGTTAGTCCTGCGGAGGTCCGCGCCCTGTGCCGCATTCTCGACTACCGCCCCGGCAAGGCTCCACAAACGAAGTCGCAGGAGGTCGCTTTAGCCTTCATGGTCGGGCTGCGCTCTGGCATGCGCGCGGGCGAGATCCTGAGCCTGGGGAGCGGCAATCTGGACTTGCGCCGCCGGGTGGCGAGCGTGGCGCACAAGACCCAGCACCTGACCGGAAAGCCCCGCGACGTGCCTCTGACGCGCCATGCCGCCCGGCTATTGGCCCCCGTGGCAGACCGGGAACGATGCTTCACCATATCGAGCGCCGTGCTAGACGCCCTCTTTCGCAAGGCGCGCGACCGACTAATGATTGAGGATCTACACTTTCACGATTCCCGCGCAGAGGCCCTAACCCGGCTGGCCCGCAAGGTTGATGTGATGACCCTCGCCAAAATCTCCGGCCACAAGGATCTACGCATCCTCCAAAACACCTACTACCGCGAAACCGCCGACGAAATCGCGGCAAGGCTTGGCTAGGCAATATCATCCATAGCCCGGATCATGGCGCGCGGTAGTGCATTTATTGCCGGAGTGGGATATACTGCCGCGCTGCGGCGGCGTGATGCGGAGTAGCTGACCGGTTTAGCAAGGGCGGATGGCTCCTAGCGCCTATGTATGCGGGTTCAAATCCCGCCTCCGGGTCACGTTGATTCGCTGGGGTAGCGCCCAGCCCAAACTACTTCACACGCCGATTTCATCCATAGCTCGGATCATGCTGCGCGGTATCTGCATTGCCGCGATAAACTCGTCCGGTGGGTATATAAAAACATGAGCCGTTGTTCTTTTGTGTTCTATTTAGCCGGGTTAGGTTTTCTGACGGCGGCGCTGTTGATAACCATTATAATGGTTGGTCTATTCTCCACAGCAGAAATTAGGCCCCACTCAGTTTGGATATTTGCGCCGCTTGCCTCTTCTGTCGGCTGTTTAGCTATTGCAATAGTATTTGCCGTTGTAGATTTTATCCGCACATGAAGCGCGTTACTCACCAATCTTGTTTATTTCCCGAATCATGCCGCGCGGTATCTGCATTGCCGCGACGCATTCATCGTCTGAGACGGTGGCCGCGATCATGACGTGATCCGCGTCCTCTGCGACCAGGAAGCCAACCGTAGTGCAGACTTGCGGCAACATCGGCTCGGAGTGCTTGCACCACATGGCCACGGCCAGAGCGTCCCACCACGTCACGCGAACGATCTTCATGCTGCGGCCCTCGCTTGGAACATGCCGGGATTGACCGTGTGGCGCTCGACTTCGCCGTGTTCCCGGTGGAAAACGATAGCCTTCATGGACTGGCGCGAACGGTAGCCGTTGGACGCGGCGTAGGCATCGGCGGGAGGCAGGACGCCCAAGGTTTCGACATGGCAGCCGGGATACTCCTTGACCGCCTCATGGTGGACGTGGCCCGTCAGCCAGACGCGGTACGACGTGCGGCCCCAGGCTTCCGCCATGTCGGTCGCCATGATCGCCGGGAGTTGCTGCGGCTTGGCCTTGTCGCCGTGGTGTGTGCCTATCAGGACGCGGCCAAACTCGAAATAATGGAAATGCTGCGGCGAGGTATCGACGCTGACGCGCGGCTCGTTTTCGTACAGGACGCCTAGCAATACGGTCATGAACGCCGCCGTCGCCGGGTCGTGATTGCCCTTCTCAAATATGACTCTGACGTTCTGGTGCCTTGCCAGCGCCGCGCTAATCATGTGGCGAACCATGCGGACCGCCGTCCGCACCATCTTTGGGAAACGGCCGTCCGCGTCCAATAGGTTATTATGGGCCGGGGTGACGGCGGCGTAACTGTCGTAGTGCAGGAAATCCCCGAGGAAGGCTATTAGCGCCTGCTCTGACGGCGGGCACACCTCGATCAGCCGTTGCGAGGCGTCCGCTAAAAGCTGCTCACTGCGGGCCAAATCGTAGCTCTCGCCGCCGGTTTCCTCGCTCCAGGCGAGCATGCCGACGTGATGGTCCCCGACCGGGTACACCGCAAGCGTATCGGCTGACACAGCATGGCGGCCCCTGGTGACCGGCTTTGCCCGTCGCACCTCTGCCGCTACGCCAATGGCGCACTCTCTCCACAGTGCCTCGCGTGTGGCCTCGTCTGCCTTCTCTGTCACCCATTGCTGAACGACGGCGCCGGTTTGGTCGAATAGGCGCGAGGTCTTGGTTATCCTTTTCGGATCGGGCAACTGGACGGTGTCGCCTTCATTGCGCCCGGCGAGCCGCGTCTTGTCCCACCTCCCCCGCTCGTTCCCGCTGGCGTCGTAAAGAACCGACTGCCCCTTCATAACCATTGGTGGGCCGTCTGCCCGAAAGCCCCGGCGCTCGGCCTCCTGTACGCGGTGCTGGAATGTCGACCGCGACATGCCGAGGGAGTCAGCCGCCGCCCGCTGGCCACCAAATCGGGCCACGGCGTCCACCGCCGCTTGCAAGGCTTCGTCCGAAAGAGGTGCCCCGGCCATTTAAATCATACCCGGCGCGGGAACAAAGCACAGGACAGTTGCACCGATTATGCAAGCATGGCTGCGACCGTCCGGCGACGGGAATGGCAGAATTGCCTTGGGCTGTACCGCGATCCACCGGCCCTCGTGCCAGACTTCCCAGAGGCCATCCAAGCCAGCACGCGCCCGCGTTGGGCCGCAGTCCTTATCGTTGCAACAGCTTGTCGTGGTGCCGGGAATCTTCCAGTCGTGATAGGCGTCATGGGCAATGGCCGGTGCGGCCATCAGGAGAAACACCAGGATGGCCGCGCGGTTCACAGGTTGCCGCCTTTCACAAACTCCACAAGGCTTGCGTGGCGTGTCCTACAGGTCACGTAGGCTTGGGCGACGCGGATACGCTCGGCGGCAACCTCGTTGTCGCTGGCGTTGTCCGGTGCCAAGGTCGGATCAGCGCACTGGAGGAGTAGGCTGGCGTCCGGCGTCCGCTCCACCAAGCGGGGTGATGATTGACCGCACGCCGTCACTAGCAGCACGCATGCTAGGGCTGGCAGCGCATTCACGAGTGACAGGCGCACTGTAGATCCTCTCGGTTACGGTAACGACCTTGGTTTCGAGTTTGGCGAGCGCGTCGGCCTGCTTGGCAACGATGACGGCGGACAGGCGCGCATCGGCTTCCTTTTGGGCAATGACCGCGTTAGCGGCGGCCAACTTCACCTCAAGTTTGCCGTTCTCAGCCCATGCCATTTTCAACAGGATGCCGGAGGCCAACAGGAGGACAGCCAGCACGCCCGCGCCGATGGCGAGATACTTGGTCACTAGGCCGCCTCTTCCAAAAACAGGGCACGCTCGGCAGCCCGCCGGCGCACAAGGCCCGGCAGAGGCCCGGAAGCGCCCCGGTTCCATCGCGGGAACTGGTCGGCCGCGCCCACGTAGGAGCCTTGATTGAGTAGCCGCAACAGCGTCGAGCCGCCAAACGCTCCAGCCCCGCAGTTGAATACGAAGCTCGCCAGCGCATCAAACTGGTTCTGCGATAGCACCACGTCCACCAGATGCTTGACCGCACCCTCTGCGGCTTTCAGATCCTCCCGCAGCCATTCCGTCGCTTGTTCTTCGGTGCAGGTATCGCCCTTGCGGACGCCGCGCGTGTGGCCATAGCCGATGGTCCAAGGCTCGCCCGTGGCCGGATTGCCGGGGTCGGGATATGCCTTGGTTTCCAGTCCTTCAAACTCTTTGACGAGGGAAATCCCCCGGTTAGACGTGACCAGCAGGCTATTGGCTGCGTTGCTCATGGCGTGCCCTTTTCTTGCTCGCGCATTCGGCGCATGAGAATGTCCATGCCGTCTGCGACGAGGTTGCGAAGTTCGCCCATTGAGACGGGAAACATCAGGTCCCGCTCACCGTCCCACACCTTGAGCCGCGTCGGCTGCCCGCTCTCTGAGATGATGCGCGGGTGATGGTTCATTGCGACGCGCTATTGATGAGGTAGCGCAGCCGCCAAATCACGTAGACGGACACAATCGACCAAAACAGGAGTTCAAGCGCGTTCACGACTTACGCCCCCAGGGGAACAACTCTTTAAGCAACGTGATCCATCCACGCGGGTCCTCTTTGGCCTTCTGAAGAATGGCGGTGAAAAGCCCTACGATGTCATAGGCAACAGTCGGCATGATCGCGGCCACGGCGAGCCCGCTCCAGTCCGACCAATTCCATTCGGAAATTACAATCCGGCCGCAAACCGGCCCAAGGATCAGGCAGAACAGGCCCGCGATGCCGCGCTGCCGTCGTGTCAGCACATCGCGGCGGATGGCGTCGCCAAACACCGCGCCGACCAAAGAAAACGGCACGAATACCCAAAGCGCGTCGGCAATAAACCAGAGGTCGCGCCGCTCACTCATGTCAGCCCCCTACGCTTTTCGCGGTTTCCCGTTTGGCGTCTGCAGCCGCGCGGGCGAGAGCCAGCTTGAGCAGGACTTCCCGCACAAAAGTCAAAGTGGGTGTGGTAATCATGACAGGCTCACATTCACGCAAGCGACGCCAAGACCGGAAACGGTATCTGCGTTGTATGTCACAGCCGCCGCTCCTGTGTTGTTGATCCGGTAAGCTGCCGTCGCAAAATTGGCGGGCGTCGTTCCCGACGTAACAGTCACAATGCCGTTGTCGCCCGTTGAAATCTGCGGGCTCGGGATTGTTCCGCTCTTGCTGAAGTTGCACCCGACGATGATGCACGGCGCGGTGCCAGCGCCAACTGTCTGGTTTGCAACGCCTGTGCCCGCGCCATTGACGACGGTGCGGGCGTTGAGCCGGGTCCACGTTGTCCCCTCGGTGGCGCGGAAAACAAGAAGCAGCTTAAGCGCGCCTCGCGTGCCGACCGCCATTCCCGTAATCGTCGTTTCTGTGCCGTCGAGGATTTTGATGGATTGCGCGATGCGGGTGCCGTTCGTCGCAGCACTGGTCTGCGACAGGACGTTGGTAAAGCCCGAGGGGGTCACCAAAGCCGGGGCGCTGGTCGATGTGTTCTGGCTGAAATCGACCAGCCAGGCATAGTCGCCCGCCGCGATGTCCGCTGGCATGCTGATGGTGGCGCTGTCCGCAGATGTTGAAGTGCCCTCCAGCGAGATCGAAGCCGGTGGGTTGAGGTTGATTGTTGGCGCGGGCAGAACGCCGCCCGAAAGGGCACTAAGCGGCAGCGTGTTTATGTACGGATAGAAACTCGATTGGGTGGACGCACGCGACCAACGGCTATCGAAGCCTCCTGGAATTGCCGCAATCAAAGATGCGTCGCTAATGGACGTAACACCGGCAGATGTCCCACTACCGATGCCGACGCCACTGCCGGTGCTATCGACATCCCATCTCGTGTTTGTGAGGGTCGAGCCCGCCTGCACGTTACCAATTGCCGCGCCAACTCGGAGAAAGCCGACGCTGATGCCCGTGCAATAGCCCTGGTCGATGACGCAGCCGCTGAGGGTCTGCCCGAATAGGCCTCCGACGTTGGCGCCGGTCGTCCCGTCGAGGTTCGTCAGGCCGGTGGCGTTGCCGAAGCCCACGAAGCCGGTGATGACGGCCGAGCCGCGCACCAGTCCGCCGACGCCTCCGATGACGCCGCCGCCTGAAACGTTGCCGTAACTCTCGACATCTTCAACGATGCCGTAAGTCTGGCCGAAGATACCGCCGAGGTTGGACGCGTAATCGCCGTTCACGTCGCGTTGACTGAGAATATTGCCGAGGTTGATGCTGCGGCGAAGCGCGTTGGTGGCGATAGCGCCATATCCCAGGATGCCGCCGACGCTGTTGGCGCCCGTCATTGTGCCGTAGTTAATGCAATCTTCTGTCCGCCCGTCGCCCTGATAGCCGATGATTCCGCCTGTATAGTTTGCGGAGTTTGTGTTGTTGGAATTGACGAGGTTTGCCCAGTTGTAGCAGTCCCGCACCAGCGCCGTTGGGCTGCTGTCCGTGGTCGGCAAGCCATTGTCGCCACAAATCCCGCCCATCCACGAGCCTGTCGTCTCGGACGTGCCGGGCGCCTTGGGAGACATGAACAGATCGCGGCTGGTGACATCGTTTCCGGTGCTCACTGAGTAGGTGCCGACGTCTCCAGCCGAGCCCGTGAGCTGTCCCGTGACCGTCTGCCCGGAGGTGACAATGGTGCCCGGAATGGAATTTGGGGCGTAGACATATTGCCCGGTCTGGATTGACCCGCGAGCGATACTGCTCACGGTCATCACGTTGCTGGTGATGCTGCCCGTAAAGACCGCGCCTGTGTCGTAGTAGTCGGCCAGAACCGGAGTTAGGTTGTATCCGCCCGCTGCAATGCAGACTGCGGATGACAGGGTTTGATTGTTATCAAGCAGCCCGTGATTCGATCCGACCAACGGCGAGTGATAGCAATTATATGCAAAGGAATTTAGAACAACGGTTCCGGCCGCCGTGCAGTTCTTGACCGTACCGGCACCCAACGCGACGCCGCCCGATACATAGGCCCCGTATCCAGACGTATTGACGCCGATGCTGAAGGTGTTGGCGTCGATGACCGTGATTGTCACGGTCTGACCGTTGAGCGCGGTCATTCCTACAACGTCTTTGATGTAAAGCCGGGCGCCCGTCGACATGCCGTGGCTGGCGATGGTCATTACGCCATTAGCCGCCTGCGTGACTCCCGTAATTGTCTTGTCGGTCCATTCGAGGTTCCGGCCGACGAGCCCGGCGAACTGTCCGCCCGAGCCCGAGCCGTAGACCTTCATTTCTGTACGCACGTTGTCGATGGTGCCGCGGTTAAACGCACACAGGCCGCCAACCGTCACGCCCAAAAGGTAGCGGTTTTGCCCGTCGATGGTCGTGCGCTCCCAGGCGGTCTGCGTAATCGTTCCGCCGATAGTCAGATTGCGAACGGTGCCCTGCCCGTTGTTGTTACCGATGGAGGCGAAAATGCCGATGTCATTGCTGGGAGTGGCCGATGTGTCGAGTAGAGTAAAATTCCGGATTGCGTACCCGCTGCCGTCGAATGTGCCGGTAAATACCGTTGTTATGGGCGCGGTCGAGAATACGCCGTCATATTGGGCATTATAGTCGCCGAGCATGACCACGCTGACACTTGGCGCAGCATTGAGCATGTCCGCCAACTGCGGCAGGGTGGTCGCGAGGCCGACGCCCACGACGAGGAAGCCGGGCCCTCGCCCGGACATCAGCAGCAGGCGAACCGAAGGCTGCATGGCTAGACGCCAATCGCCTTGAGCTTGACCGAATAGACCGCCTGTGCCGTTGGCGTGAAGGCGCCGCCCGTCACAAGGTAGCCGTAGAGCGCGCCACCGGACGGGATGACGTACTGCTCGTTCAGGCCGGAAACCTTGACGTAGAGCGTCGAGCCGAGATCGGTCGGGGTTCCCAGGCTGATGGAACCGAGGTAGCTGGCGCGGTCGCCAGACGGCAAATCCCAAGTTGCAGCATCCGCCAAGGCAGACGGCGGCGTCACGCTGTAAAGCTGCAGGGTGAAGGTTGACATGCCAGCGGGCACGGACGACACATCGATACGAAACTCAGCCTTGGTGATAAGCACATCACCGCCATCGGACGGCCCGATGTTTTTAAATTCCAACGCAGCCACCAGCGCGCCGACCACGTCGCCCGCGTCGTAAGCCGTCGTATTGTTTTGCCGCGTAAAGCTGGCGGTTGACAAAAAGGCTGGGCTCTTAGGTTCGACAGGCGGCGGCATGGCTATCTCCTTTAGTGAATGTCAGACGACAAAGGCTCATCGGCGGGACCACTCAAAGCCGACCGTGACGACGGCATAGGTATCAAGTGCCGCCGTCGCCCGCGCGGCAATGGTGCCGGTGGCTGACGTGCGGATGCGTGGAGTTTTCATCGCCTTACCCAGTCAAAAGAAATGACCGATGCGTAAACCGTCGTACTAGATGCGCTGACTCTCATTGCCACTCTACCGCTAATGTCTGTGCGTACTTGCAGGGCGGTCTTAATGGTGTTGGAGGAAACAGACTGAGACCCAACGGTCAGACCAATGCTGTCTCCCAAAACACCGATACCGCCTGTAAAAGCGGGAGCTATGTCGGCTTGATCTGGGCAACAAACATTAAGAGCAATGCCCGTAAGATTGGCATTAATGGTGATATTGGCTATCGTGGAAAAACCAGACGGAACACGAGAAAGAGAAACCAAAGAGCGCGTAGTGGTAACGGCTTCGGTTACGTCGGTCGCAATTGTCACCCACGCGAACTCAAGCCCGCCGCCTGAAGTCTCGTAAGTTTTGAACGGGACAATGGTGCTAGATGCCCGGCGAAACCAACCTATTAGCCGCCTGTAATTGTAGTTGGTCGGCATGGTCGGAGAGGTCGCAGACGTGGAAAAAAGCACGTCCGTCACGTCGGTATCAGAGCGGTTTATCAGCCAGATGAAATAATCAGTGTCAGAGGCCGATCCGGTATCAAGTCCACCTTGATTTGTGCCAACCGCCCAAGTCGCATCAAGCCGCTTGGTCAAAGCCGATGCCAAAACCATCATGCGGGCGCTGGTGGCGTCCATCGCGCCGCCAACTGCAATGTCTATGTCGTTGGTCGCGTCGCTGGCGTTATTCGCGTATGTCAGCCCCTGAATCTCAAGGCGCGGGATGATGGGAGAGGCCCAATACGGGTCCGTCCCGTTGCTCGCCAGATAATAGCCGGTGGTTCCAATCGCGAGGCGCGAGTAGCCAGAGGCACCTCGCGTCAGCAGATCGCCGCGCGTGGTGAGCGTGTCGGCCGCGCCAAGCCCGCTCTGCGGGTCCACCGTCCACAGGACGTTATCGCTGGAGTCCTTCAGGATCACCTTGTAATCGCCGCTCGCAAGGTAGATCACGCCAAAGAGGCCGTTGGCATCCGCGACCACGGGATTGGCGTTGACGTGAGCCGGGTCTAGGTCCGCGTCGCTGTAGGTGTTTTTAAACGTCGTGGTGCCTGTGACGTAGAAATACAGTTTTGCGCCCGGATACGAGGTGCCGTTGCCACTCATCGGGGCGTAGCGCGGAGGTGTGAAAAGCGCGGACATCTGTTAAGCTCCCGCTATGCGAATTGGCTGGATGGAGCTGTCACAGCTCGGCGTGTCGGTTGGCGCGGCGTTTGCGTTCGACCGATACCAAGCGGCATACGACCCGCTGCCGACCGGGCAATCGTGGCTGCTCTGCGTGCTGTTCTTTGGCGTCGGGGCCGCGTGGGTCTGGACGTGGCTCATTGTCCGGCTCGCAGACGCAAGGCGTTCGGCTGCCGTTCGGGGCCGGTTGGGATCGCCTGCTGTGCCGCCGTCGATCCGTATAGAGCGTTGAAGTTGGTGTTTCCTGCCAACTGGTTTGTCAGGTAGGCGCGACCGGCGGGCGAGTTGTAAAGGCGCGAGATTAACCAGGGGCTTGCCGCACCGGCTGCAGCCGCCGGAAGGCCGATGCCAGAGGCGGCGCCAGCCGTGAACAGGCCACCGCCGGTCAAGATGTTTTGCCACGCCAGCCGCTCGGGAGTGCCGGAATTGGGCACCTTGTCGGCAATGTAGTCGCCAATGCGCGCAAGTTGGTTCAGGTCGCCGCGCCCGCGCGTGTAGCCGACTCGATCACCCCCCTTGACGGCAGTCGACAGCGCATTAAACGGCACGTCACCCGCCGAGCGCCCGGCCTGCGTTCCGCCCTGCATCGCGCGGTCAATCGTCATCAGGTTGGCGTAGTTGCGGCGCGCTTCCTGCCATTCACCGCGCAAGGCACCTGACGTGCTGCGCTCCATGACATCATCAAGGGCCTCGACAATTCCCCCCAGCGCACGGCGAAGCGGAAGATTGTTCGTCTCCCGCATGCGCGTGGTGATGTCGCTGCGCATGGTCCGGTAGACATCACCCGCAATCTGCGGCGCGGCGCCCGGAGTGTTTGCGGCCTGAATGAGCGGCGTCAGGTCGTCAAGGTAGGACTGAAAGACCGGCGCAACGTCGGTTTCGAGGCGGCGCCCGTAGTTGGTCGCGACGCGCTGAACGGCCTGCCCAAACTGCGGATCTACATTGACGGTCGTGCGGGCGGACAGGTCATCAAAGACCTGCCCAAGTCCCGTGAAAACACGCTGCATCGTATCGGGCGAAGCATCGTCCGCCACCGCGCCCGCGCGCTGCATAACGGCACGGTTGAACTGGCCGCGCTGCGTCTCAAAGGCCCCTTGCATGGGCGTATTCGATAGCGGCATACGCGCCATCGTTTCTTCGGCGCCCCGCAGGCTACGGCTTCCGGTCAACTGAGCGGGCGTAAGCTGGATGCCTTCTTGCTGCGCCGCTGCAACTAGGCGCTGTTCCTGCGGAGATAGCCGGTTGGTCACAGGCGAGATAGCGCCGCGCACACCAGCCGCAGCCAAAGGCACCGCCAGAGCCGCCCCGAGGCCGTACAGCGGGTTATCGGTCGCGCCGGTCACACCACCACCTACCGCGCCCGCCACCGTCTGCATGACGGGCTGCGACGCCAGCACATTGGCGACGCCCTGTGTAGCCGTGCCAGCTTGCGCGCCACGCGCCACCATTCCGGCGGGAACGGCGACAGCAAGGGCGTTACCGACGCCCTCGCCCGCCCCGTATGCCGTGCGCTCGCCTGTCGTTACGGGATCGATGCGCGAAGTGCGGTCATCAGTGAGTGGCGCGGTTGAGCCCTGCGACACAGCGTCAGAGACGCGACCCGGCAAGGTGGCAACGTAATCAATCCCGCGCTTGATGGACTTGGAGCCGCCGAGCGGATCGTTAACCGGGATGCCCGCCTGACGTAGCCCCCAGGCAACGGCATCAACCGGAGTGCCGATAATCGTAGGCAGAAAGGCATCGTTGACGCCCTGCGCGGCCAAGCCGACCTTGCGCGCGGCCATCTGCCCGCCGCTGTAGCCGGACGGCTCCCAATCCTGCACGCCGCCGCCAGCCTGCGGTGCAAATTGCGCGTAGGGATTGCTTTCGCTTGGCGAGGTTGGCGCGGCGTACTGGGCGTATGGATTTGCCATTAACGCCCCAACACGGCTGCCGCCGCACCCTTGCCGAATATCTCATCGAATTGAGCAGCTTCGGCGGGATTGGCTTTCAATCTGTCACGGGCGGGCGCTGGAATCTTGTTCGCGTTGAACTCGTCGCGGCCCTTCTCGGCTGCGCTTTGAGGCTGGGCTGGCGTAATACCAAACCCTTTCTCAGTTGCAGACACGCCAGTCTTAACAAGATTCATGGCCTTATCGACGGCTCCGATAACGTCATTATCGGATGCCATAACCGACTTCCATGTTGATGGGTCGGCCAATGTCTTTTGAATAATTGTAAGGTCGGGGCCGTTTAGAACGCCCAACTTGTAAAGGGCGTCACCTTTCGCAAGGAGCGCAAAGTTATAGTATGACGAAGCCAACGGAGTTGGCGCACCGGCTAGCGTCCGCGCCCGCACCGCTGGAGTTGCGTTTTTCCATTCGGTCTTAAAATCTTCCGCCGCTGCGTTAATCTTTTCAAGTTCCACGCGGGCTGCGCGCAGGTTTGCCATTTCGGTGGCAGACGGCTGGCCCGTGGTCTTTGTGCCCGTCAACGGAATAGCGCCGGAGTTTGCGGGCGGGGGAGCCGCAGGCGCGGGAACGCCAGCAGGACCGCCAGCGGGCGCGGACGGCAACGGAGCGCCGCCTTGCGGTGCCGCCACGCCGGGCGCAGGAGGCCCAGCAAGAGGCTGCGGCGCCTGCCCTGGGTTTTGCCCGAAGATGCCGGACGGCGTCATAAAGATCATTTGCTTAGTTTCGGGATCGGTGACGGTCTTGCCCGCCGCCAGTTCCGCAGCTTGGCGGGCCGTCAGAACGCCGGTCGCCACCAGCATATTCAGCGCCTGCGCGTCTACAGAATTGCCAGTGAACGGGCCGGTTCCCTGCGGCTTGTCGGCTGGACCGCCCGGAATGACCTGAAGTGATCTCCCGTCCGGTGAGAACTGATAGCCAGACGGGGCCGCGCCCGGCTCCTTGACCTTGGGAACCGGCCAAAGGACAGGCGCACCGCCGCCCGGCGGCATGACCTGAATGTAACCCGGCACCGGGGAGAAGATTTTACCGCCCTGAGTGCCGATCCTATAGCCGGGCGGTAGCTGCACGCCCCTTGTCGCCTCGCGCGGGATTTCTTGGCTCTGCGGAGGGAGCGGATTGCCGCTGGCGTCGGCGCGAGGAGCGGCGTCGCCTTGGGCGAGGCCCGGAGGCTGCGCGCCGCCTGTGATCGCCTGTGCATATCGTTCCGGCGGAAGCACCTTGCCCGCGCCATGCTCGGCACCGTGTACGCCGCGCGCGAAGGCTGCCGCCGTCGCAGGGTCGTTCATGTCCAGCGGCTTGTTGGGATCGAGGCCGCCGATACTCGCGACATTGCGAGCCCACTGCCCCGGATCGTTTGCGCCATCGCCAGCGGGAGCCCAACGCGCGCCAATCTGCATCAGCGTCATGGGCTGGCCACCGTTGAATTTGGCCGGGTATGCCTTGACGTTGTTGACCGCAAGGCGGATGCCGTCGTCTAGGCTGGCGGGCTGCTGAAAGCCGCTATTAGGGCCGCCACCAACCGGACGCACGTTGCCGATGTTGTACGGATTAACCCCACCACCGGCTGAGGGCTGTTCCACACCACCGCCACCCCCGGCGTCGGTGTATTGCACATTTTCGCCTTGGTTCTTCCAGTAGTCCGCAATCGGCCGCGCTTGATTGAGGATATGCTTTAGCCGACCCTCAACCGCGCGGTCGTACTGCGGTGGCATGTCGATCTTGTATCCAAGCCGCTGGCCGTCAGCCAAGGCGGCCTGATACGCTGCCGGGCGCTCGTTCTCCGGCAAGCTCAGCACGCCCATAGCGGCGCGCGTCGTCCACTCTGACGTTTCCTTAACCTTGGCGCGCTGGTTGGCATCGATGCTCTGCAGCATCGGCATCAGCTTGGTAAACGTGTCGGGATGGCGCGCGCCGATCTGGTTGAGTGCTTCCTTGTCGCCCTGCAGGGCTTTGGGGATCAGCGGCGCGATTTCCGCCTTGGCCTTGCGGTCCTCTTGCAGAAACTGGTTTTGCACACCGGCCTGTGCCGCCGACGCGCCCGCCGAAAGCGCCCCGCCGATGTCGGGAAACAACATGCCACCCGCCATCAGAAGCCCCTTGCCAAAGGCAGAAACCCGGAGGATGCTGCCGGGTTATGAAATACCTTGCTCTTGTTGCTCTGGTTTTGGCTGGCTGCTCCGACGAGCCGCGCCAGTACGGTGCCCCGATTCCGTTGGTTTGGAGCACGCCGACATTCAATGCCCCAACCTTCAACGCCCCTGCCTATGGCGCTGACTTTCCGCCCAGAAGGTCGGTGACGTGCCAGCGCGTGAGCCGGGACAGCGTTTCCTGCTTCTAGTGCGGCCATCATGACCACTTGGGAAGCCCAAGCTTCCCGCCCTGCCCGCCGTAGGACAGCCCGCTAACGATATTATTGACGCCAGAACTAATGCCGCTCGCCAACGCCTGCGCGCCTGCAGCGTAGCCCGAGCCGCGCTGGACGCCGCCTTTCGCGATATTGTCGGCGGCGTTGGACATAAGCTGCCCAGCCGTCGCGTTGCCAGACGACGCCGCCTGATTCCCCAAGCCGGAAACCGCCAGCAAGTTGCCCATGTAATTGTTATATTCTTCGGAGGCGATGCCTTGCCCGAAGGTGTTAATGGCCTTCTGTTGCGCGCCAGAACGGAGCAGCCCACGCGATGCCGCCGAGCGGTCGAGGGCCTTCATTCCCTCGTCCATGCGGAACTGATAGCCGGGCGTGGTCTGGAAATCCGCGAAAGCCTGCGTTTGCTTTTCCTTCGCGTTCGCCGGATCGTAGCCGTAAGTGTTGTAATTGCCGCCGTTGGTCGAGATGCTGCCAAGGCCAAGCAGGTTTGTAACCTTGCCAATCGCGCCCGTGCCCGCCGCCGTCCAGGGAGACAGAGCCGCACGCGAGCGGGTCGCCTCTTCCTGCTGCATCTGCGCTGCACGGTTGGCCGCATTGGCAGCCATATTGCCGCCAGCCTGCGCCCCACCTTGGGCGATCATACCGGAGAGAGCGGAGAAAATGGCCATCAGAGCGCCTTGCAGAACGTATGTTCGGCAACTGAATAACCCGCTCTTTTGTAAACCTGAGCGAGTGCTTCGTGACGGAGCCCATGCTCCGCGACCATGCCGAAAAATTGTACGTTGCGCGCCTTGGCGGCGGATTCGAGGTGCCTAAGCAACTCAGCGCCAACACCTTTACGGTGGGCTGGTTTGCAGTATAGCCAAAGCTCCTGCCCTATGGAAATGTTTTTGTTCCAATAGGCGGGTGACGAAACTGCAGCGGCCATACCAACCGCCTCGCCGTTCTTGTCCACGACAAGCAGGATACCCCGCTCCATCAGGGCGGTTGCCGACTCGGTGAACGATTCAACGCAGAATTTCGCGCGGGCGGCCCATCCTGCCTCCGCGAAGAACGCCTCGCCCATCTCAACAATGGCGGGCATGTCTTTTGGCTCCGCAGGGCGAATCATTAAATCACCTTCCATGCTGTGCCGTTGCCAATAGCCTGCACGATGTTGGAGCCGCCGCCCGCAAGCGTGGTGCCTATCGTGGTGACGCTGGAGTCGGAGCAAATCACCGTATCGCCCAGCGTCGGCGTCATCGTGGCAATCACCGCGTAAGTGTAGGTCGTGCGCTTCACGACGCCGGTTCCGAGCGCCTGCAGGTAGGCAATGAGCCATTGGCTCGCCGTGCCATCCTGGTTGACGACGCGCGCCTTGGTGTTAAGCGGCGCGGTCAACGGGACAGCCCTTTGATGTTGGTCCGCATGCCGTAGAAAGCTCGGCGTACCGGATCACTGATGGAGATTTCAACCGTGCGCTGCCGAAACGTGCCCAGCCGGTCCCACATGGCGCGGATATACCGGACGCCCTGCCGCCCAAGACTCGCGCGGCGCTCGTGGCTCCAGCTATAGCCGCCGTCGTCGCTGTAGCGCATCATGACTTCAGGATCGCTGCCCTGCCCGGTGCTGAGCCCAACGCCAAGCTCACACTCAAGCTCGAAATCGACCATCATCGCGCGCAAGGTGTCGGCAAAGAACGGCAGTCCGACGATCACGGACCGAATGGGCTCGCCAAGGTCCGTAAACGTATCAAGGTCCAACTCCGCGACCTTGCCCGCCTGCAGCCCTACCAGCGTCTTGCCAAACGCCGTGAACAGGCATTGCACATTCCAGGCGGCGGGCTCGATTGACGTGCCGGACTGCCTCTCGTGCCAGATGGGCGCTCCAGCCGCTGCGGAAGCCGCAGGATCGAAAACAAAGGTCCGGTTGAGGCTCGGCAGGGTCAGGACGTAGAAGTGATGCCCGGCCTGATAGTAGGTCATCCCGTAGGCATCAGAGACGGTGCCGACGCGGAGGATTTCCTCAATGGCGTGGGTCGAGATACGCGCGGGCTGGTAGCCTTCGGCACGGTACACAATCCGATCATCGCCCAGCCAGAATACGGAATTGTCCATTTTGGCGGGACTGCGACGGGCGGCGCACCCGCGCTCAAGCAAGGCACCCGGCACGCGCTCAAACGGGAACGGTGACGCGCCGGTATTGCTCCACACCTCAACCGTTTGGGAGCCGAATAGCCACACCTCGCGGTGATCGACCAGCACGCGCAACAGCCCATCCGGGCTCGATTCCGCGTTGCCCACGTCCAAGGCATCCCAGGACGTGAAGTCGAGCAGGCCGGACACATAGAACTGGCCGCTTTCATCGTTGGCCGTTCCGACCGCGTAGCCGTCGATATAGGCGATGCTGGACAGGCCCGCGCTGGGATAGCCCGCCGCCATGACTTTGGTGACGGTGGTTCCCACGATGACGAACAAGTCTGGCACCACCAGCAAGCCAATCTGCGTGCCGTTATTGATGAGCGTCGCGTCGCCCGTGGGCGGGATCAGGTCGCCGCTACAAGCCGTCGTGGTGCCGTCAGATTCGGTTTTCCAGAGGATCGAACCGGACAGGACATAGGCCACGCCCTGCCCTTCCAGCCCGGCGCGGATCGTGTCGCCGCCGATGGTGCGCCATTCCTTTTGGCCGGGGGTGCCGTACAACACGACCTTTGTGCGCGAGCCCTCGGCGGTGCTGGCCGCGTACAGGTTCACGACGCGGGCCGCATTGACCGGGCGGGAACGCTGCTGGGCAAAACCTAGGGCGAGAGGGCCGCGCATCAGCCGACGCTTTTTGAAAAGCGCCAGTTATTGAACGCGCCGCGCCATTGTTCCGGCAAATAGCGCGGATCAGTCATAGGGTCGTAGGCTTCCGGCATCGTGCCGGGCGCAGGCTCCGGGCCGCCCCAGCCCTGTCCGCCCGCCTGCTGTTGCGGCATGGGCGCGGGCTGCCGTGCAACTGGCGTCGGCGCGGGAGCCGCAGGGCGCGGCTGAAAGTATCGGTCTATTGGCAGAGAGCCGCCGGGCTGCTCAAAGGGCGGCAGCGCCATGGCAGGCATAGGCCGGTAGAAATCCATTTGCGCGCCAGGCATCTGGAAAGGCGGAAGCCAAGGCGTCATGCCTCCGGTCTGCGGAGGTATGGGGGTTTGGTTGTCCGGCGGAAACCCGGCAAGCATGCGCGCTAGCGGATTTGGGCGCGCGTCCTTGTTTTTGCTGTTTAGGGGATTTGCCATGTCTTACCCCTGTGAGAAACTGAAGCGGCCAAAGCGGCGATTTCGCAAAGCCAATTCCGGCGCCGACGTGACAGGCACGTAATAGTAGGCTTGCAGCGCCATCTTAGCCTTGTGTATGGCGTCCTTGTCCTCGTCGCTCAGAGGCACGCCATAGGCCCCGGCAATCTCGCGCTGAAGCATCAATCCGACGTTGCGAAGCTGGCCGTCCGGCACGTTCACGACGGTATCGAGCGACGCGAGGTCTGTGTGCGCGTAGCGGATGCCCTCACTTTCAAAGCCTGCAAGCATGTCGTTCAGCTTGCGGAAGCCGTAATTGCCCTGCGCTTCGTTCAAGGCTTCCTGATCCGCCACCACGCCAAGATCCTGAAATGCGTGCGTGATGACATCGCGAGCCGTCTTGCTGCTCATTGGCCGCTCCTGATGCCCGGTCGGATGTGAAGGCGGCCCATCGTCACCACCAGCCCGGAGGACGTGACCGCCTGGTGCAGGAAGTCGCCCTCTAGCTGGTACGTGTCGTCATAGGTCAGGGCGACACTGAACGAGCCCGCAGAGGCGCTGATAATGGTCGCCGTCTTGGTGAGCGTCGGCGTCTCGCGGCGCGGGTCCCACGGCGGCTGTCCGACGCGCCACTGTACCGTGAGGCCGGACAGGCTCTTGACCGCGTTGTCCGAATCCCGCGCGTACATCGTCAGCGTGCGCGTCTCGCCGGACGTGATGTCGAAGTTTTGGACGTTAGGCATGCCTTATTGGTCCTCTGCCAATAAAGACGCGATGTCTTTCGCGTCGGATTTTGACAAACCGGATAGCTTCGACAGGTGCTTGGCATGCGCGGGGTCATTCAACACCTCAACGCCCAGTATGAAGCGCCCGTCCTTTAACGCGACCGGCTCGATGGCTGCGATGGGCGTGGACATGCCGCGCACGGCTTCGGCCTCTGCGGCGGTGAGGATGATTACGCTGCTCATACCTGCGCCCCTACGGAAGTCGCCCACGCCTGCACTGCGTTGTATTGCGCGGTTTCTTGCGCTGCGGAAAGAGCCGCGCCAGTACAGGCAAAGCCGATTGAACTGGCGCGGGGGCTAAACAACGCACCAGCGTTATCGCTGCCGCCTACGTAGAGCGCCACTATAGGTAGAGAAACGCCCAATACCGTTGGGTCTGTCGTGCGAACCAACGCAACGCCCCGCTGGTAGGCAACGCAGTCCGCTACGGTAGCCCCGTTGCGTGAGGCCGCATAAAGCCCCCGGCTGTCGGCTACTGCCAACGTGAACGTACAAGGTTGTGCGTTGATTTCGGCACTGCCGGTTGTGCCCGCAGCGGCGCGCGGCGTCACAGTCATGCGTCGGCTGGAAGTGTTGGTCGCGCCAGCCGCGAACGTCCCCGCAGCTAAATTCGTCCTCTCATAAACCCCTAGGCGGACGTTCGTGCCCGTCATTGCAACGGCGTGTGTCGCCGGGATGAACCCCGTGTTTACATATTGCGTCGTGCCGTTGAAAGCATAGCCGCGATCCGTCGTGAAGGTTGGTGAATTGGTCGCCACGGCAAGGCGGCGCTGTTTTAACGACGTAAGACCTTGAATCTGGTTCTCTCCCCACAACCCCCAATAGTCGTCCGTCAGCGCCCACGCGCCCGACGCCTTTTCGGCAGTGATGAAGGTGCCGACAATAGTTGCGCGCCCTCCCGACACGGTCCCACCGTTCGCAACGACGGCGGCGATCCAAGCCGAAAGGTCCACATCCACCCCGCTGCCCGCAATAGACGCGGTCGCCGCCGTCATCAGGATGTCCCCAAAGCGCATCAGGTGAATTTCCCAACACCGACCACAGCGATGTTTGCGCCGGTTGTAATCTTCCACGCCCCGGAAACGCTGAAACAACCGATAGGAACGACTATGGGACGAAGGTCTCCCAACGTGCCGGTCGTAAACGTGTAGATGACCGTCGCGTTATCGAGAACCGTGGTCGTGCCCGCAGCCGTCGTTGCCGGTTGAAGGATGACGTGGCTGAGATAGTCGCCTGCCGCTCCGGTCGCGCCTAGCACCTGTGCCGTCTGCGACGCGGCTACAGTTTCGTACTGAAAACCAGCCGGGACAACGGAGAGGCTGGCGCCAGGTGCTTTTGCCCCTGTGCCTGTGCTTGCTGTGATGACAATTCGCCCCGCCGCATCGGTCAGAATCTGGGCGGGGCCTTCGGCGTTGGTCGGTTCTGTTGCTCGATACGTTCCGACAATTTCAACGGGGTTGGGCATTACATCTTCCGTTCTTTACGATCTTTAAACCGCGCATGTTGAGCGCCATCAGAAGCTCTACGGCAGTCGGTTGGTAAACCGGCTTGGCAGGCGACAGAACCGCGTGCAGGGCGTCGCGGATGGCGTTAAGCCGCTCCTCTGCCTCCAGCCGGTCGCGCATCGCGTCCGTGGTCATGCGGCCTCCTTGCGCGGCCTTCCGGGGCGGCGCTTCTCGGCAAGGTCGGCCATCGTCTCAGCGCCCATCTCCAGAGCAACCGTCACGAAGTTGGGCGAATCCTGCCAACCTTCCGGCACGTCGTCGGCGCACAGAAATACTCGGCTCTCTCCATTTGGCCCGTAGCGATAGGCCGGCCAATCGTGGTGCACGTAAGCGGGTGCCGGTCCCGGTGCCTTGATGGCCTCGCGGCGGCGAACGGCATCCATCGCGTTAAACACGGCGGCGACGATGGCCTGCGGGCTCTGCTTTATGCGGTGGACGCGCTCATAGGCGGCAATCCCGGCCTCTGTCATGGCGGTAGTGACAGTCATGCGGCTAACCTCATGTAATGGCGAGCGGCCCTGTATGCGCTCACGTACACGGCGTCCGGCTCACGCTTGGGAAGTTCGGCGGCGATTTGGATGGCACCGGGGCGGCCAAGCTTGTCGCGGGCCTCCCAGGCGTCGAGGATGGCGCGAAGGCGACCGGGCGGCAGGGTCAAGCCAAGGTCGCGCCGGATCTGCTCGGCAAGCAAGACGCGCTCGCCGCGTGTAGCAACGTAGAAATCCCACCAGAAGCCCATGTCACGGAGGCGTGGATTGTAGCGTCCCGGCTTGCTGGCAACCGTGATTGGCAGGATGGGCAGATACTCGCCCGTCACGAAGGACCACGTTTCCGCGTAAGCCGTATCCGCAAACCAGAACGGGAAGCGGTCGTCGATCATCTTGCCGCCGATGAGATCGATCCACTCACGCGAACCGCCCAGCACGGTAGGCTGTCCGGGGTTGGCCGTGTCGTGCAGGGCAAAGGCCAGAAGCTCGCGCGGGAACCGGCCCTCAGTCGCCACCATCGCAAGGCACTCGTCCCACAGCGGCGTGGCAATGAAGCCGTCGTCGGCCAAGGCAATCGTCAGATCGGCACCCTCGACCGGGATGCAGCGGTTCCACACCTCTGCCACGCCAGCCGGGCGCGGGCCGATGCTCAACCACACGCCGGGATAGCCGTTGAAGTGCTGGACCGTCGCCGCGTCGTCGGCGTCACAGGAGACGGTGAACGCCACCTCATGCTTGCCGCTGGCCAAAGCGCGCGCAGTCTCGACCACCGCCGCAGCCCGGCGCGGATTGCCTCGCGTGCCGATGACAAGCGCGACTTTCATGCCGCCTCCTTCATCTGCGACCGCAGCCACTCACCCCAATTGCCGCTGTAAACACGGCCATCAGATGCGACGTGCCGGAAGTCCATCTCGGCAAAGGCCATGATGGGAATGCCAGCCTCACGCACAAGGCGGCAAAACTCGACATCTTCGCCCCAAAACACGTTGTCACGTACCGCCGTCTGGAAATACGCGCCGACCTGTCCATCAGGGCTGGTGAACTCTGGCACCTTCAGCGCGTCGAAAACCGCGCGGTTGATGCGGAGGAAGCCAGTCGGCACAACACCGCACTCGATCAGCCCGTCGCTATCAGCCCAAATCTGCTCGTGAGCGACCATCACAGGCCACTCAGGCGGAGTAACCTTCTTGGGATAGATACCCGCCACAACGGGCCGTGTGGCCTCGCACAAGCGCACTAGGCTTTCCGGCTCGAAACCAACGTCGGCGTCGATAAAGATAAAGTCGCTGGCCGTTCCCCGGAGGAAATTGCCCGCCAGGATGTTGCGCGCCAAATCCACATAGCAGCAGCCGCGAAGCACATCGACGGCCTCAACTTTAATGCCCTTGGCATCAAGCGCGAGAATGCCAGCGGCAACCGACCGCTGGCTTTCATCGGTGAACGCGTCGTAAGCAGGCACGGCAATACGAACGCTCCGTGCCTGCTCAACGCGCATGTTAGGCCGAGCCCTTAATGAGCCCAAGCGAGACGAGCGCACTGCGCAACTCGTTCGCCAGCGCGCCAACCTGCGTGGTCGTGGCGCCAGTGGTGACAGCCGCCTGAGTCGTGGACGACGGCTGAACAACCGTGGTCACGCCATAAAAGCTGAGTTTGTCCGTGATGGACTGGCCGAGAAGCTGCCCATCGGTGCGGGCATCAGAGAGTTGACGTACAGGCATGGTAATTCTCCTCTATGCCGTTGCTCAGGTGGTGCCCGAAAGGCGCACGGCCAGATCCGGATAGATCGCCTTCGTGCCGTACAGCACGTCGAGGCGAATCTTGTCCTCGTCCATCTCGCCGTCGTAGTACTTGATGACGCGCATACTGAAACCGTTCTGGCTCTCGCGAGCCTTGAACACGGCGCCGTCAGGCATCTCAAGATCAGCCATCACGAGAGCGAAGGCGTTCTTGTGGAACACGAGATTAGACGCGTACTGCGCCGAGCCCGTGCCCATCATGGTGATCGCGGCATCGTTCGCCGGAACGCTATCGACCGTCTGGTACGGGCCGCTCGTGATGATCGCCGGGGCAATCGTCAGCGTGCAATCCGTGCCGGTGGCGGTGATGTCGCTCTGAATAACGAACTGCTGCAGAACGCCGGTCGACTGCTTCGATACCGGGTTGACCGCATACACGTCCGCGATGGTGAACACGTCACCAGCCTTGAACGTGGTCGAAGCCGTCCAGTCGTCAGTGATGAGCGTCTGAGTGTTCGTGTCCTTGCTGGTCGCATAGGTCACGTTTTGGTTTGCGCCGTTGACGAGTCCACCACCAGCAGCCGCACCGTTGGTGTGCATGCGGATGTTCTGGTCCATCGCCGTCGAGACACCGGCAACCGTGCCAATGTCGCCCGCACGATACGCACCGCGCGCAACGTCCTGCATATACAGGCTGGTCTGCGAGCCAACGAGGCCCCAGGCGTCAGCCGGAGACAGCACCGCATGGCGCATGTCCTGCGGCACCGCACCCTCGTCAAGACGACGCGGCGCTTTGGCGAAGTCAGCGAACGAGTCAACCGGGCTCGCCGGGGTTCCGACCCAATTCCAGACCTTGTTGTACAAGCCCGTCAGGTCGTAATCGATCTGGTTCGCCAGAGCGATGGCGGCGGGCTTGATGTAGCGTTCGTTGTACTCCTCGATGGACAGGGTCAGATCCTGCGTCGAGAAAGACCACGAAACGTGCTTGCGCTTGTCCATCGCGAGGGAAAACTTGCCCTCGGTCACGTCCTGGTTAACGGCAACGGCGCCGTCCTGAGCCGTGAACTTGACCGGACGACGCACGCTGATCGTGTCGCCGACCTTCACAAATTCGCGGGAGTAGTCGCGATAGACCTTCTTGCCCATCACGAGGTTATTTTCCAACTGAGCCAGCCCCACCTTCGCGATGATGCTGGGAGTGATGATCGTATTTGCCATGATGACCTAACCGTTTGGTTAGGCCCCTTCGGACTCTCGCCTTCGCCACCGTTCAGCGTCTTTGATCCAACTGGCGCACCCATTCGAGGACGCCCTTGTGATCCATACGCTCAATCGACTGCGGTGCTGCCGCGCCCCCGGACACTGTTGCCGGTGGCGGCGGGGCCGATGAAGTTTTCGGCTTGGGCTTGGCGCTGAAGCGCGCTTCCACCCGTGCCAGTTCTCTGCCAACCGCTACAGCCCCAAGGCGTGAAAGTCTGAAAGCCTCATCCTCATTGTCCGCCAGATACTTGACCAGCGCCGCCTTGTGGTCGGCGTTCAGGAGGTAATCGGCAACCGCCGGGGTCATCGGGAACTCGTCAGAGCGCACCGTTTCCAGTGCGTCGTCAAAGCCCTCGATTGCCTTGCCTTGAGCCTTTGCTTCGCGCTCGAAGGTCTTGGCGGCATCGATCCTTGCCTTCTCCTGGTCTACGGCGCTGGCCTGCTTCTGGAGGTTGCCGAGCGTGGCTTGCACCCGCTGCTCTGCTCTCCATTCGGCCCGTGCCGCAACATAGTCCTCGTATCTACTGAACTGTTCAGAACGGGGCTCGCCGCTCTGCTCTGCTTCCGGCGCGGGCTTTGTCGGCTGGCCGTTTAGGGCCTTGGACAACAGTTCGCGCAGTTGCTCGGCTTCGCGCTTCGCCTCATGCTTTTCGCGGGTTAGCTCTGAAATTCTCTTCTGGAAGCCGCCGCCCGGTTTCTTCTGCTGGGGCTGCTCGCCCTCGGCGTCAGATGGCTGCTCTTCCGCGGCTTCTTCAGCCGGGGCGGTGGTCGCTTCCGCCGTCGTTTCGACCGGTGCAGGCGCTTCCTGTGCAGGAGCGCCCGAAGTCTTTGCATCTTCCGCCACTATAGCGGCTAAGTCAATATCTGCCACGAATCACCTCGTAGTTAAGCGGGCGCAACGGCCTCGCCAATCTCGATTGTCGGGGGAAGGTCGGAATCGTCGTCGCCAATCTCGATGGTCGGCGGCAAGCCGGAGTCGTCCATACCGGCCATCATCGGATCACCGGGCGGCATCTCGCCCATAGGCTGCGGCGGCATGGCTCCAGGCGGCGGCATCGGCGGTTGCCCGCCCTCGCCCTGCCCAGCCTGCGTGAGCTGCTGAAGCTGCTGCATGATCGCCGGGAGTTGCGCGGCCACAGACTGCATAGTCAGCATCATCTGTGCGTTCTGAAGGCGGATGCCCTCTGTCTCCGCTTCCATCTTGTCGGCGGCGGCGGCGTCCTTGAGTGCGCCCGCTGCGGCCTCGGGGTCAGGCGGTGGCGGTTCCTGCTGGATGGGCTTGCCGTCCTCATCCAGGCCCTTGGCTTCAAGGATGCGCGCGGCGATCTGGTCGGCACCCGGAACGTCCATGTTCTTGATGATGAGGTCGCCCGCGATGTCGGTAAGCTGCGGGAAGCCCCGGAGCAGTTCGGTCATAAACTCAGTGGCCTCAGCCCGCTTGGTGGCGAAACTTGGGCCGGTCGTGACCGTCACGTCGTACTCGCCCGCAGACAGGTCGTTCAGGACAATCTCCATGCCCCTCTCGTCCATGTCCGGCTTGTTAATCTCGACCATCTTTGCCGAGCCATCTTCGCCCAGCGTGCGGACAATGCGGGTCGAGTCGTAAATCTTGGGTATCAAGTCCACAAGGATGCGCCCGCAATACTGGATCGCGATGCCCAAGTTGAAAATGTAGTGATAGGTTCCGGTGTCGCCTTCCTGCTGCCGGGCCATAATTGCCCGTCCAGAGGTTTCATTGCTTGGCGCACCCAATCCCGCCTTGTAGATGCCCGTCACGCCCTCAAGGTCGCTAATGGCCAACTGTGACTGGATATCGAGGCCCTGCGACGCAAGCGGCGGCTCGCTGCGCTTGGGCGGGCCATTGGCGCGCGGGTCGCCCTTGTAGATCAAGGCGGCATCGTTGCGCGTGCCACTGTTGGCCCACTGGTCCTCGTAGCCGCTGGCCTGATCCGCCGTCAGGATGAACGGGCTCTTGGGCTGCATCGCCACGGCCTCAACCGCAGCCGTCCGCGTGTAGTTGTAGACGCGCTGCGGGTCGCGCATGTCGTGGATCATGCCCTTGCGGGTCGCGCGTCCGTCGCTCCAGATTTCCTCGCCCGGCACAACGCAAATGGGGATGTAACGGCCCGCCCAATCCTGAACCTTGGTGAGCATCCCGCCGCCGCTCATCAGGAAGCTGCGGACTTGGTTAACCACCACCTCGCGCTGCTGCACGACGGGCGATTCCGGCGGCGTCTCGTCGTCGCTGTAGGACACCGCGCCATCCTCGTGCATGCGCAGCATCTTTTTGACGGGCTCGCGATACCAATATTCCGCGATCTTGACCGTATCCATCGTGCGCCACGTCATGCCCTGGTCGGCTACGTTCGTAGGCAAGCTTTCGACCGGCACGTTGGGGTAAAGCCGCTGGTATTCCTCCTTGGCCATGTCCTCGAACACGAAGCCATAGCGCATGTCCGACTTGTCCGGCTCCTGTGAGAGCGGATCTATGAGGATTTGAAACGGGTCGTTAATCCGCTTGATACGGATGTCCTGGTCGAAACTATCGTCGCCGCTGTACTGCGTGACGACGCGCCAACCGCCGATGCCCGCCTGCGCCGCGTTCTCAGTGGCCTTCGTGTACGCCGCGCGGGCGACCGACTGCTGCTCAATGTGACGAATCAATCCGTTGAAGATTTCCGCAGCCTCGACCGTCGCGCCGTCCTTGGCAGGCAGAACCTTGATGCTGGGCGGGTTCTGCATCACCTCGCCGGTCAACTGCCGAACAAAGCCCGGCCCCCGGTTCATGGTCAGGGCGGGGCGGTTCGCGGCCTTGCGGTCCTGTAGCGCCTGCGAATCCCACTGAGCCTCGCCGCCGACATAGAACCGTTGGCAGTCTCGACCGCTGGAGACGTTGTCAAATTCCTGCTTCCAAGCCTCGTCGGCGTGGGCAAGAGCGCGGGCGAACGGGTCGGACCTGTTGCCAGTTTCGGAGGACGGGCCGCCGCGTGTGGGGGTTGTGTCAGCCATGTCTATGCCGCCATCCATCCGCCCTGCGGGCGCGCTTTGGGTCTCTTGGTCTGGGTTTCAGCCTGCCAGCCCATTGCGAGATATCGGAAGGCATCGGCTGCGTGGCTGGTCCAATCGTGGCGCGGGGTCGGCTTCAGCACCTTGCGCTCCTCGTCAAAGTCGGCGCGGTACTGTTTCAGAGCCTCGATCCCGTCCTTGCAGCGCGTGGCGTCAAACTTGACGCGGGCCAGCGTCTCGCGGGCCGCGCCGATGCCATCCATAAGGCGATGATCTGCAACAAGCTCGGGCTTCAGGCCCAGCGCTTCCATCTGCTCGATGCGGGTGCGCCCACTGCCCCATTCCTTGACCTTGGCGTCATGAGGGACGAGGCACTTGCCGATATTGTACTTGGTGGCGCGGAGCTTCTCCGCGTAGTGATCGAGGCCGACGCCCGTTGCCTCGTAATAGTCCACGACGTGAATGCCGCCAGCCAGGACCTGAAAAAACCAGATAGCGGTCGAATCGCGAACGCCTAAATCCCACGCGGTCAGGACGGGCGCATAAGGGTCAACATCCACTCGGCAAATGCGGCCCGCTTCCTCGGCGGCGGCCATCTCGCGGCCCCAATACGCGCCCTGAATTGCGGCCTCAAAGCTGCACTCGTACTCTTGGGCGTACTGTTCCGGTGTCATCAGCTTACGGGCGCTGTCCAACTCGTCTTGCGCGACAAGGCCGGTCTGGCTGGCCTTCAGGACTAGCGTGAACCAGTCAGGATCGTCCTTGGCGTTCAGATAGAGTTTGTGCAGGTCGTTGTGGCCCTTCGGCGTGCCGCTCACGCCCAGCGCGCCTTTGCGGTCCGACAATGCCGGGCGGATGATTTCAGGTAGAACGCTCGGACGCATGTCGGCGTATTCGTCCAGCGCGCAATCGTCGAGGTAGATGCCGCGCATGCCCTCAGGGTTGTCTGCGCCGTACAGGCGGACACGCCCCCCGTTAGGGAAATCAACGCGCAACTCGCTTTCATTGGCTACAGCGCCAGGGATCACAAGCCCGAAGCGCTTCAGGTAGGTCCAAGCCACGTCCTTGGCCTGCTTCAGTAGCGGGGCGATGTACGCAGTACGAGGCTCTGGCTTTGGGCAGGTAAGCGCGGTCCGGATCAGCCGGTTAACCGTCGCCATAGTCTTGCCGGCGCGACGATGGGCAATCACGACGGACCAGCGCTTGTTCGTCTCGTGAAACGGTACGAACGCATGGCGCGGGCTGTAGGGGATGGTGATCGCGGTCACGACGGCGGCATCCACGAAACAGCCAGTGCAATCGGCCCGGTTCCGCCCTCGCCGGTCTGGGGCTGCGGTGCCTTGCCGTGGCCGCGCTCGAAAATCTCTTTGATGGCGGCCACACGAGCCGCGTCGCTGTCGCTGGTCCGCATAACACCGGCAAGCGTTTCCATCGCCTCAGACGTGTAGGTCTGGGCAAGCGCCTTAATGTCGGCAGTCGCCTTGTTCAGCGAGCCCTTCTTGCGCCCGCCGCGCCGCTCGCCAGGCTTGGACCCGCGAGCCATTGCTATTTTCTGCTATTCTGGAAGGCCGAAGCCATGGGCTGATGCTCGGTTGTGGAGCGGTCAGCCTCTATTGCTACGGACTGTGATTTAGAAAATGCAAGCGGAAAATGGGTTAGGCCGCC